CACTGTCCAAGGACGTAGAAAATTCACAAAATTATTCCACTTATCTGTCATATCAAATATATCTTAAATGCCATACAGGCAAAAAACTATTTATAAAACTTAATGTCACTATCTTCGTCCAATCTAAGCAACTCAGAGACATCTACTTTGAGCAGCTTCGATATTTTTATCAAGTTGTCCAAATCAGGTTGGCTCGTATTGGTACACCATTTTGATATGGTCGCTTTGTCTTTACCTAAATTCTCTGCTAACCAGTTGTTTGATTTTTCTTTTTCAGCAAGAACTATTTTCAACCTATTTAGCTTCTTATTTGCCATGTTCTATATTTATTTGTTTACGATACACAAAGGTACAACATAATACTTTATAAAACGATTTTTAAAAAGATTTATTTTGCGAAATCGGAAAATATTTGTAATCTCAGTAAAATATTTTGTGACATACAATGTCTTTTCTAATCCTTTAATCGGCTTATATCTTTGCCTCAAAAACAGCATATTATGCCCGATACACTAACATTTACATCCGTCCATAACATCCCCGGCACCCACGCCTCCGCAGCCTTCACCTCCAAGACATCTGAAGTCTTCAAGGAGGAGCACAACATCGCACCAATCATCATCAACGACAGGATGAAGTACATCCCGTGGGGAGGTGACAATCAGATGCCGTACAACATCATTGACCTCATCGAGTCTGACGAGACAATGAGCACTTGCCAGATGTTCAATGCTGAAGTCTGCTATGGCAGCGGACTTGTCTATGACACGGGGCTTGCCACCGCACAAGTCCAGTCGCAAGTTGATGACTTTATGCTGGACAACGACCTCGCAAGTTACTTCCTCGGTGTGTGCCAGGACTTCAAGCACTTCGGCTTTTGCGTCAGTGTGATCATCCTCAATGAGGATGCCAGTCGCATTGTCCGCATCGTCCGCAAGCAAGCGTGCTACGTCCGCTTTGCTCCTGCCGACAAGTCGGGCGTGATACCTTATATCCTCTATGCCAACTGGCGTAATACGGTCAGTCCGGAGGACATCGAGCGCATCGAACTTCTTAATCCGCAATCGTCATTCACCGACCTTCAGAACAGAGGAAAGAAAATCAAGAAGTTCGCTGTCGTCAGCCGTATTCCTACGCCCGACAATACGTATTATCCAATACCGTACTACGCAGCTCTTTTCAAAGGCAAATGGTTCAACATCAAGCAGCTCATTGGCATCGCTAAGGAAGCGAAGCTCCGAAACTCGGCTCCCATAAAGTACCACATCGAGATTGCCAACTCGTTTTGGAACAATATCTTCAAGGTCGAGGGCATTACTGACCGTGTCAAGCAGCAGGAGCGTGTCAACGAGGAGAAGGACAACATCATCAACTTCCTCACTGGCATGGAGAATAGTGGCAAGGTGCTTTTCTCTACGTTCTATGTTTCACCCAATGGTGAGGAGCAGCATGATGTGGTCATCAACAAGATCGAGACGGACAAGGAGGGTGGCGACTGGGCGACGGACATTGTCGAAGCCATCAATATGATGTGCTTCACGATGCGAGTCCATTCCAACCTTGTCGGCTCGGTGCCAGGCAAGTCGCAGACCAATAACTCCGGCAGCGACAAGCGCGAGCTTTACACTATTGCCCAAGCTCTGCAAAAGCCTTACCACGACCTCCTCTTTTCCGTTCACCGACTGATCATCCGTTTCAACAAGTGGACAGCGGTCAAGCCGGACTGCCCATTCATCCAGCTCACCACGCTTGATGAGAATAAGGACGCAAAGCAAGTTTCACTCAACAAACCCAAAGACAATGAGCAATCTGATAAATGACAACGACACTCTAAGAAAGTACGTTCCCAACACGCTCAAAGCGGTAGCTGGTGAGCTATCTCTTTTCGACAAGATACAGTATCACCTCTTACAGGCGGAGCAATGGCTTACCGACACTTTCGTTTCATCCGACACGATGAGTCGCATCCGCACATACTCTGACAACACACCGCTACTGCATTACTGCCGTATCATCACGGCTGCAGAGGCGATGCTGCACGCCGTACCACAGCTCGACCTCATCCTTACGCCTAACGGATTCGGCATCGTCAGCAATCAGAATGTGATACCGGCATCTAAGGAGCGCATCGAGAGGCTTCTTCTTTCTCTCGAAAAGCAGCGCGACGATGCACTTGCCGTTATCCTCACCATGCTTCCGGACGCTCATCATTGGACTGCTTCGGAGCAGTTCAATTACTTCGCTGCCACGATGTTTCCTACACTCGACATTGTTCACCAGCTGGGCTTCGCTGACCATATCTGGCTGCGATACCAGGACGCTCGTGCCAAGTTGCTCACAATTGAGCACCGCCTCGAAACGGAGTTCTTCAGTCCGGAACTCATGGACATGCTTCGCACGGCCAACGCTCTCAACAAGTGGGATATGACTCTCGACACCGCTCAATACAAGAGGATGTATCAGCGCATCTCTGCCATCGAGTTCTCCATACTCCGTATCGGTGAATACCCGATACCAAGCATCATCGACATCGTGAACAGCATACGTTTAGCCAAGGGCAACGTATTCGCTGAATGGAAACAATCTGACACCGCCAAACTCTTTGAAGACCATGGATATAAAAATAAAAAGGATTCAAGTGGGTATTTCTTCTGAAAAATACAAAAAATGTCTAAAAAAGTTTGTCATCTACGATGATTTTCGTATTTTTGAAGAATCTTAAACATAATAAAGTATGAAAAAGCTATTTTTATTACTTGGAGTATTTGCAAGTATAACCTTAATGCTTGCCTCATGTTCTAAAAGTCCAGAACAGAAAGCTAAAGATTTAGCCGGAGAGGAAATAAAGAAACATCTTTATTTTCCAAAGAGTTATGACCCTGCAGATGTAAAAATCGATAGTGCTTTTGCACCATACGATAGTCCCGAATTTATGGAGCTTACATCTGATTTGATTAAACTAAGCAATGAAGTTTCAGAAGCCCAAGAAGAAATCAAGAGAAAAAAGTCTTCTATTTCAATTTGGACATCTCCTTATGATAGCTTTTCACGAAACCAATTAAACGAGGCAAAGGCTGAACTTGCTGAAGCACAAGCTAAAGAAAAGAAAGCAATGGAGCAAGCCCAAAAGTTAGGGAACAAGATGAAAAACATGATGGATAAAAAACCTGAATTCATAGGTTTTAAAGCTGTTGTGTCATACCGAGCCAAAAACAATAAAGGCGACGTTTTAATGGATAATGTGTTTGCCATCTTTGATAAGAATATTGAGAATATTGTTTATATGTGCGATAACAATGAATATGAGCAATACAATCAAGCTATAAAAGAGATTCAAGAGGCAAGAGAGTCGGACGAATAACTCTATATTGTCTTTTCCCCAACCCAAATGCTTCCGTACTTTCGTAGTATGGAAGCATTTTTCGATTTATCCCTCCCAAAGTCGTGGGCGGACTTGTCCGACCCACAACTCCTCTTTTTCTTCCGCCAACTTGCCACCGACAAGCCAATGGCGGAAATCCAAACGCTGTGCCTGTGCCAATGGGCAAACGTCCTCGTGCGTTGCCGTTTGTACGGCAGCGTTTACCTTGTCCAACACGACAAGCAGCAAGCCACGCTGACTTTGCATCAGTTCGTCTGCGCCATCACCGCCCTTGACTTTCTCAAATCATTCCCACCATACCCAATAAGAATTAGGACAATCGGCAAAGCACGAGCCATCGAAGCCGACTTCCAGGGCGTGCCGTTCTCGACGTTCATCTCTGCCGACAACTACTATCAGGGCTTTCTCCACACCAAGAACGAGGCCTTATTGAAAGACCTCGCCACGCTTCTGTACCCAAAGGTCAAGAAGTCGCAGCTCACAACATCGCTTTTGCTCAACGCCTTCTATTGGTTCTCGTCGCTGAAGCATTACTTAGCCCGACTATTTCCGCACTTCCTGCAGCCAATGTCCAGTTCTTCTGAAGACCTCCTGGGTTACGCACCGCCCATCGGGGAGGTGCTACGGACGGCCATGAATGCACAGATCCGTGCGCTCACTGGTGGAGACATCACCAAAGAGGAAGCGGTGCTCTCTATGGACACATGGCGAGCTCTCACAGAACTCGATGCTAAAGCGAAAGAAGTTGAAGACATCAAACGACAAACGAAATGACAGACAAGAATATCAATTGGGATGCCACAGCCTTCTTCGCATCCCTTACAGAAACAAACAAGTTCGCCAAGGCCCATGACTTTGTATTCGCAAAGGTCAGCGGACTCGACGGCTTCGAGGAAGCCTTGCAGCAGCTGCAGTCCGCCACGGCTATCATCGCTGTCAGCGACATAAGCCAGGGCTATATCGAGGTGAACAACAGTCCGCACACTCGAAGAGTGAAGACGGTCTTCCTCGCCATGCGCCACGCCATCGATGACATGGTAGCACGCCAGCTGTGCATGGACACCATGCGCGAGCTGTTCCGACAGTTTATGAGCAAGCTCATCCTCGAAAAGACGAAGCAGGAGCAGCATAATATCTATCTCGACTCTCGCATTTCCTTTCAGGAAATCGACCAATACTTCTTCTCTGGCTGCGCCTGTGCTT